ATTGGCAATCTTGTCTGGCGCTATGCCGTCCTCGATGCATTTACGGACTAAATTCGAGTTACGCTGGGTCTTGCCGGTCCCCGGTGGTCCTAGGTAAGTAACCTCCGTCTTATTCATCAGAACCTCTACTCACATACCACCTCCGTTGATATTCGTCCGTAATGAGTTCCTCTAAGAACGATCTTAGCCCTCAGTGTTCTCCTCAAGTATTCCGCTACACTTTCCTGATACATACTTTTATCTTTCAAAGAGTCCACAGTCTCAATAATATCCTCTACCTTTATTACTCGCTCTGTATGGATCTCGCACTGATACACATCTCCCAATGCATCCGAAGGACAACTGCATACCACCTCAATTTTGTGGCAGATCTTCATCGACGTTGAACCCAAAACTTTAACACTATCCACAATCCAACCGCCGCAAGCATCTTACTTGCAATTTGAAGACTCACTAAACTAGGTGATAAAAGCCCAAGCATTGATAGAAACACAACAGTATCAAGCGGCGTTGATACAGAAGAAGAAATAAGAATTCGATCTGCCAGTGGCCGTTTGGTCACTGAATACACAACCCAATCCACAACTTCGGCTACTGCAAATGCGCATACGCTAGCAATAGCAACAAAAGGATCTGCCATCCAGTAACTAAGTAAACCAGCTATCGCCATGGCAGCCACACACCAATGCCCCACGGCTCTTTGGCAATAATCTCGAGTAATAAAAACGCCTCCAATAACAATACTCCAGAACCACTCGTAGCCTGGAAAAGTCGAAAAGCCCCAGTTAACCAGTACCACGCTAGCAATATAAAAGGCTACATATCTCATTACAAAAGCTCCGTTTGAATGGGTTTCAAAGTCCACGTTATCGGCCCTTGCACAGCATCTATTCTCCTAGCCATTCGCTCTGGGCACATGTTCTGACTCGAAAAGTTTCTAGCTACATTCACAGAATCTGCTGATGCAAAAGGCCATTTGTCCCCACACAACGAAAGCCCTCTAAGCATATGAACCCAAGGCATTGAGCCAGACGCCGAAATGCTGTTAAAAACTTCGTCCATGCGTCGCTCCCATGCCAATGAGCCTATCTGCCAATATTGAGCGGACGAACCAAAACAAATGCGGGGAAACCCCTCATCAAGAATGTTGTGTAAATGCAGCAGCGACTCATGTAAATGCCACACAGGGGCCGCACAATCTTTGCGTAGTGGCCACTCCTTAATCAATGCCCAGTTAGCTTCTTCTGTCCCGTCGATCACGTCCGGAATAACAGCCCAATGGGGGTGTCCTAAGCGAGGCTCAACCCAAGAGTAGAACTTATCCCACTTAATGGCAGTCTTACGTGTGTAGAAACTAAACGCACCGTTGTCCCACATCACACTTTGCCCGTGAGCAAAACACCAAGTAGCGTTATCGGTTCTTGCAAAGCTCACGCAAAAATGCTTCCCCGCCATCTTCAGCAACTCAATCTGAGGGCTAAGTGGGGTGCCGTGATAGTGGATCATCAGAACGGCATCTCCTTATGCACCATCTCCACATCTGGTAGATCCACATCGCCTTTAGTCACCTCTGGAATCCCCCACACTCGCACGTTTCTCCACTCCCCGCGATCATCTCTGTAGTTGTATTGATGCATCGCCCTGCCGCCGTCGTTCATTTCCTTTAACCGTTCCGTGAGTTGCCCCCTGGTATAGTACGTAAAGTTGTGCCGCTTCAGAAAATCCTGAAGTGCCGACAACTTAAAATATGTGTAACTGTCTTCTGTCCAAGGCTTGCCTACCACCAACTCCTCAGGGGAATGTGCCTGTAAGCGACTGGTGCAAAAGTTCTCTACCAATTCAACAAAAAGCCCTTTGTGAGTCAGCTCATCAGGAACTTCTATCCTCGTTGCGTTCTCTAAAAGACCGTCCACCAAGTCTCGCCAATCCGATTCTTTCATACGAGCTGGCATCTTATACATCTGCTCCATAGCAGCACGCTGAAACTCTTGCTGGATCTGCAACTGCTTGGTGGAGAGCTCAAGCCTCGAGCCATCAACATCTACAAACCACACTGGCGGTTCAGACTCCACAACCGTCAATCCGCTTAGCATAGGTAACGCTTGACCGTTTCCAATACCAAACTTGCGCAACCGACACTTAGCACGATTGCAGTGACTGTGTAGCGGTTCAGACTTACAGGTGTAGTAATAATCCTTCTTCTCAAGCTGGTTCTGTATAGTGACAATTTCTTTGGCAGGCAACGCCGGGGAACAAAACTCTCTGTTGTAGTCTTCTAGCTTTTCGGCCCATGTCTCTGGGTGTGCCTGCCGGTAATAGACCCCTATGTTTAGTAAGGTATTGTTTCTTCCTCCCTCAGGTATGCCGCCGCTGCTTAGTTGTTGCAGGCAAGGCGGCCCGTCTGGTAGAAGGTTGTCTGCGACTTTTGCAAAAGCTCGCAATTCATCTGGCGTACAACGAGTCGCTTCCGCCAAGTCCAAGAACTCTTCAAGGCTAAGCGGCTCCCCGTTCTCATCAATGGCGTACCGTGTGGTGTACTCCGCGTTGTGGTAGGGGAGATTAATAAAGTTCCCTACGTCACCACGCTCTGTGCGCACCTCATCCTGCTTGGGGAAGATCTCGCATGTGCCATGGCCAAGAATTGAAGCAAACTCCGCGAGTATGTCTCTCAAATCAACCGCGGGCATCGCTTCTGATAGAAACACATTCAGATGGGCACCTCCACTCTTCGATCTGCAAGGAACAAGAGGCATCTTTAATCGACTTACATCCTTGTGAATTGCAACCAAGTCTAGGTTGTAGTCATCCAGATCTAACGAGCCAAAGTGAGAAAGGCTATTCTCATTTATAGGTATTGAACCAACGCCTATGGCACCGCTCAAATGCTTATCTATGAGCTCTACCGTCAACGGTTCACGAACAATGTAAGAGTTTGCCTTAGCCTTACCGTTCGCCTTCTGTCCCGTAACAGTAGTTCTACCATAGGCTCCGGAGTAGCCACGGAACAATCTAAAAAAACGTTCTGAGTTAGTCATGATAAGAAACCCCCCCGCGAACGGGGGGGCAAATACCTTAGAAGGGTAAATCTTTTTCGACAGGGGCTTCCAAGGCCGCGTCAGTTGGTGGAGGTCCAAGACGCATCCCCCCGCTCTTAATACTTCCATGCAGTTCCTTGGCTTCCTTATAAGCGACAAGGTTATCCACCATACCCACTAGACTTATGCTCCATGTGTACCAACTACCCTTGTCATTGCCGTCTTCCACCGACCGAAGACGATACATATAAGCAAAGCTCGGCAGTGTTGATCCGTTCTGCTTCTGCATCATCATCATGGACAACCACTGGCGACTCTTTTTCAGTTGCGTCTTCTTCATGTCCACAATGGCGTTTTCGTAATTGCCGGTCTCGTGGACTATCTTGACGTAATGACTCGCCGACCTCACGAGCTCATTGCCACTTTCAAGGATCTCCATACCAGTGTTTGGATCTCGCACGGCAGCGCTAACCTCACGGCTCCCTGAAGACAGCTCTCCAACGAAACCACCACCCTGCGTCCGGGGGACGAACTCCAACATCTTCGTTTCAAAATAAACGGGTAGAACAACAACTCCCTCATCACCGGTCCATAACTTGTTCGTCACCGTGTTAAAGATATCTCCCTGTTGCGCCCCCTCGAGAAACGCTGGGTCTGACCTCTTCAGTTGTGGTGACAAAGCCTGAATAATCCGCAAAAAAGGAATCTGCAAGTCACTGGAGGTGACTCCCTCGAAGCCAACCCCGGCATCCTCCGCAAAAGCCTTTTCCAAGTCCGTCGTTAGTTTTCCATTTGTCTTTGACATTTCTAAGCTCCTTTGATTTTCGCTACGGTTCCGATATAGGCGTTAAACAATTCCAAGTCTATCTCTTGGTTACTCTCAACACGTTCCCTGATCAACTTCTTCAGAGTCATAGGCTCAACCCATGTTTTGCTCTCTGGCTCAAGCCCACGATCATGCAGGTCAGCCTCAAAACTCTTGGCCTCATTGTCCTGGCGCAAGCCAAAACTCACACTGACCGTGTTCTTTACGAAATCCCCAGCACCAACACTTCGCAGATGCTGTAAAGCGACCTGCTTTTCCATGGGATCTTTGGGCATTGTTGCGGATACGAACGGGTGGAGACTAACGGTGTTGCCCTTCACCTCCACCTTATCCATACCGACCTCTCGCATTTTCGCGGGGATGAGGTCATACAGGTAACTGTCACGCTTACGCTTCAAGGTGCGAACTTCGTCTTCCGCCGCACTCACCTTCTTGTTGAGCTTCGCGGCTTGTCCCACTAGGTCACTCAGTTCAGACCCGCCTTCCGTCGTCAGACCGACAAATACAGATGCGTCAGCGGTAATCGTTTCCCACAAGTCATCGTTTTTCGACATACGTATATCCTCGTCAGGTTGTAAGTTCTTCAATCCCTCCACGTACACTGATTTTTACAGGGTAGTAGTGCCTCTCCAGCCGGTCCCACTTGAGCAAATTTACTCGTCCCTCGTTCATATCCGCTGCAATGGCAAACGCAATGCCGATCATAGCTGGGTCACCTAACGGCAACAGCCAATCACTATCACTGTAATTGCGCAGCTTGCGACGAAACTGTAAGACGATTCGACCTGGATTGAGATGAACTTGGTCGTAAGGATTTGCGAGCGGAATTAGGTCTCCCCACTGGGCCGCTGAAACAACATCGACCCGAGGATTTTCTTGCACCACGTACACAACAGGAGTGGGACGTAGCTTCAAACCTTTCTCCTCTCTGCAAAAGAAGGAACGGAAAGTAGTTCCTTCGAAAAGCGAGTATGGCTGATGGATCGTCGCCCGTCAATCTTCTACTACAGGGATCACCAAAACTCCTTTTGGTGATCCCCCCGCAGAAAGTCGCGCACTAAGTAATAGTTTTCCCCTAAATCTTCACGACCCCCCTACCGTGAAGCCGTCATACGTCCCAGCCGTTTTCCTGAATGTGGGTCCAAGACGTACCTTAAGTAATAGTTTTCCCCCGTGCATCACGTTTCTTGGCCTTTTCTGTGCCGTTGCTGTATCATGAAATAAGATGTTTACCTGATAAAGGAGAAAGATGACCTACCGATTCAAGACGGCACCTTTCCAGCATCAAGCCAACGTGCTTGAGCGCTGCTGGGAACACACCAACTGGGCCTTATTCCTCGAGATGGGGACGGGCAAGTCCAAAATCTGCATCGACAATGTGGGCTTGCTATATGAGGAGGGCCTAATAAACACGTTTGTTGTGGTGGCCCCCAAGGGAGTCTATCGCAATTGGGCTAAGCAGGAACTGCCAAAGCACCTGCCTGACCGAATCCCCCAAACGATGGTTATTTGGAACCCGACGCCCACCAAGGCTCATAAGAATGCGCTGAAGTCCATTCTGGAACCATCCGACTCCCTCAGGATATTTATTGTAAACGTGGAGGCTTTGTCCACGGTCAAAGGCCAAAGGTTCCTCGAGCGGCTTTTGAAGAGCTCTGAGGCGCTTCTTGCTATTGATGAGTCCACTACTATTAAATCGCCCAAGGCACGACGGACAAAGGCCATTATCAGGATAGGCGAGCTGGCCAAGTATCGGCGGATTTTGACAGGCTCGCCTGTAACTCAGTCGCCTCTCGATTTGTGGGCGCAATGCCGGTTCCTCGACAAGGATCTATTGGGCGACGTGGGAGACAACTACTACCAGTTCCAGTATCGATACGCGGTTATGAAACGGCGCCAGTTAGGCAGCCACTCCTTTAATTTGGTAGTGGGCTATCGAGATTTAGATAGGCTGTCATGGCTACTGCGGAGTTTCAGCAGTCGCATTCGCAAGGATGAGTGCCTGGACTTGCCTCCCAAAATCTACACGCAGAGAAGCATCGCACTCAGCGACGACCAAGCGCGGATCTATAATGAATTGAGAGAGTTCGCACTGGCGCGAATAGATGATGACGAGTTCATGACGGTTGACAATGTCATGACGCAGTTGCTGCGCATGCAACAAGTCCTGAGCGGACACACAAAAACAGACGGTGGTGACCTTATAGATATCAAGGATAACCGGCTGGACGAGTTAATGGCCTGTCTAGATGAGTCTGATGGGAAGGCAATTATCTGGTCGCGCTTCCGCTACGATGTTAAACGCATTAGTCAAGCGCTAATCAAAAGGCATGGAGCGGATTCCACAGTTATGTACTTCGGCGACACTAGTGACGAAGAACGGACTGAGGGTATTGAACGATTCCAGAACGGCAACGCTAGGTTTTTTGTAGGTAACCCACAGACGGGCGGATACGGGATTACGTTGACGGCAGCTCAGAACGTTATTTATTTTAGTAACTCGTTTGATTTGGCCGTCCGCATGCAGTCGGAAGACCGGGCGCACCGGATCGGACAGAACAAAAGCGTTACGTACGTGGATTTTATTGCGGAGGGCACCATTGACGAGAGAATTGTCGAGGCTCTACGCAACAAGATGAATATCGCCAGCGAGGTGTTGGGCGAGAATCTGAGAAAGTGGTTAACTAAATAGGAGAATTGAGATGGTTAAAGCAACAGAAGATAAGCGCCGGTTTAGATCAGTGGCAGTTCCGCTCGAGGTGTGGAGCGATTTATGGGAGATGGCAAACGCTAACCACCGTTCGCCGGCACAGCAGATTGCATTCTTAGTAACGCTTGCTAAGGATTTTCCATCCAACAAGAAGACCATGGAGTTCTACGCACGACACATCATTCCGACGGATCTTAAATCTCATGAATGACCTAGACCGCTTCTACGAGGAAGTTTGTAACTTGACCGAAGAATTTAAAGGAGAAGTGACTCCAGTTGCTAGGACAGTAGCTCTGTTTCGAGTTGCCATTGAGTATGGGGCCGCACACATTGGGGTTAGCACATTGGGGTACATGATGAGTCGGCTGCTCGCGATCACACTGGGAGTAAGTCAAGGCTCAAGCTACACTAGTTACGATTCTATTCTCGAAGAGTTCGACCCCGACAAGGTCAAGACGAAGCATTGATGAAACCACCAGTTCCAGATCATTGGTCTCGCATTTTATTGGAGATTCGAAAGGAATCCAAGATTACTCGAGTGGGGCTTTCTGATCGATCTGGAATTGGTGAATCAACCATCGAAAATTACGAGAAGAGGAAAATTATAGAGCCGTCTATCTATAAGGTCGAAACCTTGCTGGCGGCCATGGGTTATGACCTCGATGCATTGCTTGTGGTGCCAGATGATGAGAATCCCACCGTCATACGTAAAAACAAAAAAACTATCTTCGAGCTCTAACGTAGAGCTCGGCTATTTTGATTATGTGCTGAGACTCACCCCTCAAGATATCAACCGGGAAGCACCCGCGGTCACCAAAGGTCGGACCCTCCTCGCCCTCCTCAATGTAGCTGGTAAACGTTCTGACGAATTTCTTGCCCTCGTGCTCAAATATATCGAACACAAAACCCTCTGTGACTACCTCTGCACAACGGAACTCCCGGAACTCTCCTACATCCGCCCAAGATGAGTCACCAGTGATGTCGTACCAGTGCAGTGTTACTCGAGGATACTTGACCCCATCAATCTCGATGTGGGGGAAAATAATCGGCGTGGCCATAGCTACTCGCTTCCCGGTCCCGTTTGTACGATCCCCTTCCCTTCTTGGAAGGAACTATTCTCTGACAGAATTGTCGTCCTCTTAAAGATGCCGCAGGAGGAGAGCGGCGCTTAATCTTCTTCATTGTCGTTGACTTCTCGTTTGATGTCACCAAAAAGCCCACGCATCTCTGGGCAAGCCTCACTGAGCACAATAAGAGCGATCTCTTGATGCGAGAACCCCTTCTGGACCATTCGATGAATAAATTCTTGCGTGCACTGAATCGCCTCTTGCGTTGCTCGTCTCATTTCATCTGTAGAAAACGTGATTGCCTATGCAGCCCTGCCTGTCAAGAGCAGGTGCCCACCACGGCGTTACGTACATCGCGTGATAATGAGTTGCCTCACCTACACCGTTCACTGACACCCACCAGAGCTCAGCACAGCATCAGCCATGAGCTGCGCCAGCTCCCAGAGTTCCTGGTTGGCCGGACGCTCGGGCAACCCGTCACAGTAGTACGAGAAAGCGCACAGCCGGTCTTTTCGCTCGGCACCTTGGTGCACCACCCCGCACACGGTGGACGGGTAACGACGGTCGTCCACGCGGTTCTTAATCACCGCGCCTACGGCCACCATGCCCAGCCAGCCTTCTCCTCGAGCCTCAAAGTACATGGCTTCCGCCATACAGTGCCTCTCCTCCACTGTCACCGCCGGAAAGTCGTCCGCCGCCGCCGCACAAAGCGGGAGCATTAACAACGCTGCAAACAGTTCATTTTTCACTCTCCACCTCCTCAAAGGCAAACGTAAAATGCTTCAACTCCTCATGCACTTTCTCTAGCTTCCACTCCAAATCCTGCACCTGCCTCTGCAAGACCTCAACCTTATCCACAGAGTGCTGGAGGTGCGTTTCATGAAACAGCATCCTAGCTCTCGGATATTTGCCTTTGGTCAGTGCGTCAGGACGCACAACATGCACAGGTATTCCAGCCTTTATCAAAACCTCGTGCATTTGCCTCTGATGCGGAGATACTTTATCCGTCTCAGTCTTCGCCTCCACGCAAAATATTTTTCCCCGATACAC